GCTGGAGTGGTCTCAGCTACGTTAGTTGATTCAGCAACATACGCGGTTGAAGTTCCAGAAGTCATACGAGGGATTGATAAATCACCCTGTAAACCAGTCAGCTTTGTTACCAGTGGGAACACTACTGAATTTGCACTTAGCACATCCACAAAGTTTGACCCAAGATGGTCAGTTCCTACTAGACTGCCACCAGTGCCAGCACCAGCGCTTGCAATATCACGATTCATGACATCGAATGGCATCATGACACCGCGAGCTTCCTTACCTTGCAACTTAGCACTTGCATCAGAGCAAGCAATCTCAAAAGATGCTTCATCACGAAGGCGAGCATCACCAGGATTTGCCAAGTGGCGGATTACCTTCATTAAGCTCCAGCGCTTTTGCTCACTGGCACTCAAGCCAATGTTAGCACTTGCCTGTTCAGCTGGCTTGTTAGCCAGCGCATCAAGTAGAGCTGAGCGGAACTCATCTACTGACTTGCCAGAGTTAATGTATTCACGAGCCATAGAAGTTTCTCCATGGGCATCACCTAAACTTTCTAAGTCTTTGATGCGAGCCATCTCATTGGCGCGAACATCTTCAACTGTATTTTTTTTGTCTATATCAGACATAACTATCACCTCCCTGGATGAAGTTGGGTTAATTGATTGATTGGTTGAATCGTTAGAGCGACCAATGCCCACAGAGTGGTCAGCTGGAACTGATACCCAGGAAACTTCCAAGGGAGTCCAATCTGTTGCTCTGTAAACTTCTTGCTCATTCTCACGAACTTGGACTACCTCATGAATTACATATCCAACTGATATGTGCCTCTTGATTCCATCCTTCACATCTCTATAAGTTTCTTCAGCCAATGCGCTGTTACCAAAACGCACTAATGCTCGCGCCACGCGGTCATCACCTATTGAAACTCCCTCGATGACCCCAATGTGTTTACTTGGGTCATGCTCCAGCAAAAGCGGAGCGCCATCACTTAGGCGCTCAGTGCGGATTGATTCTGGGGAGTGGTCTAAGACCTCGATTCCCCAACCGCGCTCTACTGGTAATTCTGAACTGAAGGCAACTTTTACAGTGCGCTCCTCTTCATTGATGAGGTTGCGGTCTACTGCAAAAGTCCTGGTCAGTGTTCTACCAGACCAGCCTCTCTCTTCTTCATCAGAGTAAGACTTCTCATCCTCCTCTTCTTCTTCAGAATCCTCATCAGATTCATCAGACTCTTCAGCTTCTTCAGCTTCTTCTGATTCCTCTTCTGAATCTTCAACCACTTCCTCTTCAGTTGATTCTTCAGCAACTTCTTCAGACTCATCAGCCTCTACTGATTCTTCATCAGTAGATTCCAACTCCTCTTCTTCATCAATTGCTTTTACTTCTTCTTCTTTGTCCATAATTAAAGTGCCTTCTAGGCTTCATTCACAATAACGATTTTAGCCCTCGTTATCTACCTCTATCTTTTCAACAATCTCCTCATCCTCTGGCTCACCCCATTCACCCTTTGCCTGGTTTTCTGGGTCTTGCATGGCTGGGTAGATTGGCATTGTCTGAACTGGGCTGATATTTACACCAAGGTCATAGGCTTGCTTCTCTTCATCAGCGAGCTGAGCCAGAACATCCTTGAAGTCTTTGCCCTGGCTGGATGCAATCTCAGTTCTGCTCATGATGCCTAACTGAACTGCCTTGCCAAAAGCCTGGTTGTCTTTGGCTGGGTCTACATAACCAAAGCCTCTAGGTCTCCAAACTATATCTCTGAACTTCTCAATCTTGCGAGGTGGGAAAGGAACTGCATCCACTAAGATGGCAGAATCCAACCAGACATCATAGAGAGGAGTCATCAGATGCTCACTTAGGAAGGACTGTATAAACTTCCAATTTTCGCGCTCATCCTGGACACCAGCTCTGATTGAACTGAAATTCACTCCCTCTAAATCATTGGACAATCCATTGTAGCTAACATTCAATCCAGCAGATACACCGCGCAGTGATGACTTAATAAAATCACCAATGCCATTATTAGGTGAACCCCAATCAAGAGTTTCTAATCCAACTCCTTTTGGAAGTTGCTCAATCATTCCAGCCTCTGCCTCAAAGATTAGATTGCCATCATCATCTATATCATCACCAGTGTATCCATCACCATCTGTGGAAGTATAGAATGCCATCTTGCTGGCTGATACTCTTGCATTGACCAACTCAGCTTCTCGATAGGCTTCCGTCATGTGCATGGCTCGCATTGATTGTGCAAGCCAGGTGATACCTCTTGATTGCTCTGGTCTCTCTTGCATATAGAGATGGATTATCTCTTCTGCTGGAACTCTCACAGTTTCCACTGAGCCTTGAGTGAATGACCCCATGCCACCATTGATGGAAGCATCAGCTGGTGATTGAGTTGCAAGGTGATATGCAATTGGCTTGCCATACTTGTCTTGCTCGATACCCATTCTGATTCTCGCTCCATCAGACAACTCTTGATTGTATTGAGTGAGTAAGTAATCTCCTTCCATTACCTCTAGGCAGATGCCATATTTAGCCTCCACTTTCTGATGCACTCTTATCAAGACCTCACCATCTCTAGCCATAGTAGATAAAGCCAAGCGCTGAATATCTAACATTGATGACCTACCTGTGATGGAGCAATTGCCAGCCTTGCTAAAATCCTTCCAAGCTAATTCCAAGCGCTGGTTATCAACTATATCAAGCTCGCCATTGGCTTGCTTTGTCTGAGCTTCAAACTTAATGCCATCCATTCCCAGTGTCTGAGTTACAACCAAATTGATATACCTGGAAGCATAAGGATTGCTCATGTAAAGTTGTCGCGCTCTTGCTCGCAACTTATCCATGCTGTTGAATGCGCTGGCATCAGCAGAAAGTTCTGACCCAATAAAGTCATCAGTCAATCTATCTTGGACTGCTCCAAGGAAGCCAGAGTTGCCACCGCTCAATGGTCGATTGCCAACTTGCCCAGTATAAAAACCGCGCTTACCAGATTTGCTGGAGCGCTTATTGTCTCTTCTAAAAAAATCTAGGATGCCCATTATGTAAGTCCACCAAATCTGGTTTTAATCCTTCCAGAATGACCAAGCCCTCTGCGGATTCTATCAGCTCTATCCTCTCGAACCACCTCCGCTTTGTAGCGGTCTCTCAATACCAATAGCTCTGGGATTGGAGTGCGCTCCAAACTTCTGCCGGCAATAGAGTAGCTCTCCTGGTCTTTGGTTGCTCTGCCCTCAATGACTGCTTCAATTGCATCAACTACAATCTTGGCATGAGTGCGGTCATCATAGTTGCCACTATCATCAAAATCCTTTTTGATTGTTATCTTGCCATTATCAACTGTGAACCTCTCACTGCCCTTAACGACATAAGCTTTGTAATGATATTCACCAGAAGCATAAGCAGAACTAGCTGATGCAGATATTGTAACTGTGTAATCAGCGCCATCTGCTGATGCAGTAATAGCATTAATATGAGCAGTGTTTGCTTTGAGGATATATTTAAGAGTCCAACCATCAGTGGCTGGATAGTCTGGCACTATAACATCCCAGATAATTGTATCCCCAGCAACCCATTCAGTAGGCACATTATTTAATCTACGCTGGCGGATTGGTATTTTTTTATTTTCAGCAGTCATATCAGTTGGCTATCACCTCATTCACAATAACGATTCTCAAAGTCTATATCTACCAATTATTCAGCGAACCACCTCTGTGGCGATTCCTACTCCTAGTGTTCTTCCTTTCCCTCTTCTTCTCTGGCTTCTTCTCCCCAGATAACTTCCTCTCTATCTGCTTCATCTGTGGATTCAAGAACTTGAAACTTGCCATGGCGTAGACTCTGCAATCCAAAGCCTCATTCCTTTGACGTATCTTTCTCCACTCTCTCTTGGGAACTCCCTTCCTGTAAGTTTGCACTGCCTTCTCACTGGTCAATTGTAGGAAGTATTCCTCATCATAATGCCTAGGGAAGTGGCAGTAGCCAGCACCAGGTTCATCAATCCTCAATCTTGAGTAGAGCAAATCTTTTGCAGTATCAGTTCCCACTGGTATCAATGAGACTCTGCCTTTGTCTACCTTGCTAGGTCTACCAGCGATTGGTCTCGCTGGTTGGCTTGAGCCTTTGATTGCCCAGATTCTTCTGCCTTGCCTTGGTGATATGTAATCATAAACCGCTTGAGTGGATGCGCCACCAGAGTCCACGCAAGTTGAAGCCACGCCAATCTCTACACCGCCAACTGTCCTCCAGGTTTGAGCCAGCACTTCATCTAGTTGCACCCACACTTCTGGTCTATTTGGGTCTCCAATTAAAACCTGGTATTGAATTGACCAGGACTCCTCACCATGACCCCAACCAACTATCTCTAATTCCAAGCGGTCAATCTGCGTATCAACTCCAGCAGTGATGACCAGCACTCCTTCTGGCAATGGGTCTTTGGAATAATCTTCTGACCTTGCCATCAAGAAGTGCGGTTCAATTCCATCACCTTGCTCTGCTTCCCATGTCTCTCCAAGATGAGTGTTGATGAAAGTTTGGAGAAGCGCTGGGTCATCCTTGGATGCAAGAAACTCATTCACAATATCTAGCCAGGTAGCATTAGGACTCAGTGAATATCCAGACCATAATCTGTATCCATGATGATTGCCATTGTCTGGATTGGTTGCCTCCCAATATCCTTTACTGATTGCATCCCTCTTTTTTTCATGACCCCAAATAGAACCGCAACTTGGGCAAGCATGACCCACAGTTTCTGGCTTGCCTTTTTCCCAAACTATATTTTTCCACTCCAGGTGATGAAACTCTCCGCACTCTGGGCAAGGGATTTTGTAAAAGCGCTGGTCTGATTTTTCCCAGGCAGATTCAATTCTGCTGAACCCCTTGAGTGTTGGAGTTGAACCCATAATGATTTTCCTATCCCATGCCCATTCAGTTCTTCTGATTGCTAAAGCCATTGGGTCTCCCTCGCTTCCTCTGCCACCTCCAGCCAATGCTGGATAACCATCCACCTCATCAAAGATTAGAACTCGGATGCTTACCCTTCTGAAGCTGGTTGCTGAGTTTGCTCCAACCATAAGGAGCGCTCCTCCAGCAAACTTTTTCCTGGTGATAGTATTCTCACTGCCTTTGGTTCTTGGTTCTTTGACTATGCCTTTGAGCGCTGGAGTATCTCTCAGCATTGGCGCTATCTCTGTGATTGAATGTTGCTCTGCATCATGCAAAGTTGGAAGCACAAACATTATGTTGGCTGGCTGTTGGTGAATGTGATATCCCACCAACTGGTTAATCATCTTTGTATAACCAACCCTAGCACTCTTGAGGAAGGTAACTCTCTCCACTGAGCTATCACTCATGGACTTCATTATCTCAACCTGGTAAGGAAGGCAAGTCCACCGACCAGAGACCGCTGAAGATTCTGGTGAGAGGTAGCCATATTTGTCTGACCACTCAGCCAAATCCAAAGTAACCTCTGCCTTGAGACCGCCAATCATCCCTTGAGTAAATGGATTCATACCTTCTTCAGAATCTCCACCAATGAAGAGAGACTATCACGCACCTCCTTCTCCAAAATACTGTTCACTTTTCTTGGGTCTGACTCCACAGATAATTCATCCATCACCCTGGCTGGAAGTGATAGCAACACCTCCTTGATATTTTTACCAACCTCATGAGCCTTGCCCTTCACATCAGATTTTAGAATCAGCATCCCAGCCTCCTCTTCATATTTTAGCTTGGCTAATTTTGCGCCATAAATCTCCTTCATAGTCTTGGCTTCTGCAAAGCTCTGGTCAGATTCCTCATCAAGCTGGGCTGGCTTGGAGTCAATCGCTGATGACCTGGCTGGGTCGGCAATCATCTTGATAGCTTTGCTGGCTTTGTCGAAATCAACCAGCTTGCCCTCCTTAACAATCTTGCCTTGCTTCACCAATTTGTAAATATATTGGCGCGTTACCCCAAGCCTCCTGGCTAGTTCTGATTGTGTAATCAATTCACTCATTACTGCTTAGAAGTTTACATGGTAACCGCATTCCAATCTAGCCCAAATATGCGGATAATCTAACTTAGCGCATTAGAGAGCTTCTCTGAGCCTCTCAATGTAAACCTACTTGGGCTGTCTCTTATACACATCTGACGCTGCCGACGATCTTACGCGTGT